ACTGTAGTCGATACACGATTCATTATAAAACATATTCAAGACTTATACAAGCGAAAAGGTTCTGAAGAGAGTTTACGGCTATTGTTCCGTATGTTCTTTGACGAAGACATTGAAGTCTTTTATCCTTCGACTGCTATACTCAAGCCTTCTGACTCTATATGGGGTGGGGCAAGATATCTAGAACTCAAGCCCGTTAACTCTGTTGACTCGTATCCTATTCAGCGTGGTGATAAACTCACTGGTGACGTATCTGGTGCGAGTGCATTCGTAGATGAGATTATCTTTGTGAACTTCTCAGGTGCCTTAACGCCTGTTGTATATCTCTCGAATCTAACAGGTGTATTCATTGCAGATGATGGCATTGCTGTATCAAGATTAGGTAATACTACGAACTATGGTAAACTTGTATCGGGTTCTATTAGTGAAGTTAGCGTTAATAAAGGATCCAGAACAGCAGGTCAACAAGTTGGCGATCCTGTAAATCTCATATCATCAAAGACTGGTACGAGTGCTAAGGGTACTGTCGCAACTATATCAACGACTACTACAGGTAAGATTGACTTCGAACTAGAAGATGGCGGCTTCGGATACGTAGTTCTGCCTACGAGTGATTCAAACGATACTCTGATTTCAAATCAAGTTGTGATTGTTTCGGGTAGTAAGGTCGATGCGATAAATACTGGTGATCATATTTTGGCGGAATCTGTTACTGGCTCGACTGGTACAGTGATCGTTGGCGGCGGAAGAGTTGTAGCATATAATCATCCTCTCCTATACCTCAAGACAGAAGATCAGACTAGAGATGAGTTTCTTTTGTTTGTATCGAATCAGCTTGCTCTTGCTGGTACTGGTGACTCTACAGTAAATGCTAAGATGCTTGCTATCTTTAATCGTGACACAGAAGGACTCTCGCCTAACTATAGACTAGGTGATATATCTAACTCTGGTTATAACTTTGTTACGAGTCGATATATTAATGCTGAAGATGCCGCATTGTTCGAAGCATATAGAACTGGTGGTAGTTTAACGACTGCACAGACTAACTGGATTCAAGATCGATTATTGCCTGCTATCTATGCCGCTGGCTTTGGACATAAGTTTAATGTTCTTGGTCAAGGCGAAAACGTAAACATCGAAGTAGGTGTAACTGCTTCTGTTCCTGTAACGACTATCTCTGCTTATAATGCGACTGCTACATTTGATGTAACGACTATTGATAACCAAGAGAGTGTACGTGTTATCACAGACTTCATTGGTGACTTTGCTGATAAGCAACTTGCTATTATTATCAATGCGACTGCTATGGCAAATCCAGGCATCTATGAGATTGAAACTGTAGGCACAACCGACTTTACAAACTTTGGTGCGGCTGATAATAACATAGGCACAAGATTTATTGCCACTGGTCCTGCGACAGGTTCTGGTACTGTGACTGACGTTGTTGCGACTAACTATGGCATGAGTGGTACTCTAGTGAGTCAAGGCTTTAATGCTGAAACACTCAACACACGAATTAAAGATGCATTCGAATCAAAAGCAATCACTATTGGATCTATCGCTGGTATTAA